TGCAAAATAAATCCACGTAGAAAGCAGCATCGGCTATGCAAAGAATGTCAGGCAAAAAGAGATAAGCAAAATAATAGCCTTCCTAAGAATCAACATAAAAATAGGATTTCTAGGATTGCGACAATTTACAAAGTCACAAAAGATGTGGCCGAAAAACTAGCCAGCGAAACAAATTGCTTTGTTTGTGAAAAAGAATTTAGCGACCCTAGAGATCGACACATAGATCATTGTCACAAGACCGACAAAGTTAGAGGCGTTCTTTGCTTTAACTGCAATGCATCACTTGGTCATGTGAATGACAATCAAACTAGGCTTGCAAAGCTGATCGAATATTTAGCAAAGCATCAGAATGGCGCTGCTGACATCCGCAAGGCCATTCACTACCTAGAGTTGCTGCTGGAATTGCAGTATCAAGACAAGACTTCCAGAACGTGATTGATGTGCTTGATGCGGTCATCTAGGCCAATTACGCCGCCATTGATTTTCTTGGTCATGGCGGTGTAATCCTTGGCATCTGCCTCTTTGTTGAGGCCACGCTTATTCCAGAACCATGCAGCCGACAGCGCAGCATATTTTGGCGACAACAAAAGGTCAGGCGAATGAATGAAGTCTTCACGCAAAGCATCACCACACAAGGTGTAGTTATCCTTGCCAGTCAATTGGATCAGGCCACGGCCTTTATACAGACTGCCCTCCTCGGTTTCTTCGGTTCCATTCCCCATACGACCACCGTATACCTTGTTTGCGATCTTGTCGGGATTGCGGTGATACGGCTGTGCTGCCTCAAGATTCGGGAAGCGGCTAGGCCAGACACGGCACAGGGCTTCCGCTGAATAGTTCAAGTTCTCTTGCAGCGTCTTGAAGTTGCCTGATTCGTGAGCGCATTGACCAATGAAAGCTGCCATCCGCAATGTAGTGTTGATGTCGTAGCGGATCATGGCCTCGTTCAAAGGCTCAAGCCAATCTTCACTGATTTTCAGTTCTTTGAGTTGTTCTGCGGTAATCATTTCACTGGTCCTGCTTTAGAGAGTAAGTCGGTCTTGGCTTGCGATCCTGCACTGGAGCCAAAGTAATAGGCGATGATGCCCGTCCATGCTGTGCCAAGGCTACCAAGCATCATCAGGATGGCCGGGTTGTTGCTGTCGATCTGGTTGAAGAACATCATCACCATGATGCCAAAGAAGCCAATGGTCACAGCGCCAGCCAAGATAGGAGGCATCATCGACCGGGTAGTGGCTTGCATCTCCCGAGCAGACTTCCTGTCCTCCACCTCCAGCTTGGCAAAGTTTAGGCCCAACTCTTGCGCTTGCTTCTGGAGTTCAATCTCTGCCAGCTTGACCTGTGCGATCTGCTCGGCAGACAGCTTGTTGTTGGAAATCATGTCCTGAACTTGGTCAGGCTCGACACCAACAGCCTTTGAGATGGCCGAGACTGCCATGCCAGCCAAAGGACCGCCAAGCGCCGTAGCAATGGTGGGTGCAATTTGTTTAAGCCAATCCATTCAATTTCCCCTTTTGGTCAACATGGCGCTGGCAATCTCCAGCATGAATCTGGTCTGCTCCAAGTTCTCAGGCGGCTGCGTCCAACCCACTGTGACTTGACCGACAAACCTGTGGCTGTCTGGCGGTACGCTCACCCGGCAGGTAAAGGCCACACCCTTTTCGATGTACCACAGACCCACTTCAGACTGTGCGTAACGATACTCAGAACAAGGAATCTCGTTGGTCATCAACTTGACCACATCGCTGTTGTTTCCCGAGTTTTGGGTAAACAAACCAACGTCAATGTCTTCAATGCTCTTGTCCCTGCCATCCTTGGTGTACGCCTTGTAGAGAACCCGAGAGTTAAACAGAGGGTTGACCTTAAAGATGGCAACCACGGCAGCACCAGTTTGCTTGAACAGCATTGCACTGGCTTCATCGGATCGGCTGGCGTTGATTTCTGGCAGCTTCTTGGACTCTTTGTAGGCATCCAGCATAAAGGTCTGGTTTTGCCACAGGAAGTACCCGGCAAAGGCTACTACGCCCATCAGGAGGATGGCAAACAGCTTGAATGGGCTATCCACATACCCGAGCACCTTGTCGAGCGTGGAATTGGCGTCTAGTTTTTCGCTCATCGGATGTACTTGATGTAAATGACAAGACCATAGATCAGAAGTGCAGCAAAAATGATGGAGGCCATGCCTATGGCGATGTACTCAGCCATCTTTTCCAACTGTGCTGCCCTACGAGCCTGTTCGCGTTTGGCGGCTTCCTGTGCCTCTCTACGCTTTCTGGCTGCGGCAGCTTGGAACCTCACCCAATCATTCCACATTCCCGGCCTACCAGCGTAGACCATGCGCTCACGCAACTCTTCCTCTTGCTGCTTGAGTTGCTCCAGCGCCATGAACTCCGCAAGGTCCGAGCCGCCACCTTTTTGAGTGGCCTTTTCCTGAATCTTGGCTTTGTTGTCAAAGTAGTCGAACACCCGGCTACCAAGCTGATGCAACTCCTTGCCATTGGCAAGCGCACCTTTGATGACCGCAAAAGCAGCATTAGCAGCAGCTATCTCTGCAATCATAGAAGCACCTCAACAAACACTTTGGCGCACCAGACGATGAGCCCTACAAGGAAGGCTGCGGCAATAAATGCTACAGCCCAGTCTTTCATGGCTTATCTTGTTTGTTGTCCAGTTTGTCAAAGATTTGCTTGAGTATGGACTTGACCTCGGCAATGTCTGAACGGTAATCGTCTTTTGCCACATAGGTGTGCGGCAAGTCGTTTACTTTGTCTTCTAGCTTCTGAATCGTGCGAGTCAGGTTGTTGATGACATAGATCGCCAAGAACCCGGCAACTGATACGACTAAGTTGAAAAGCTGTTGGTTGTCCATGTTGCGACTCGACAAAAAAATGTTACCGCATTTTATCAATACTTGCCTTCAGAAAACACATCAACAAGCATTAGACCGTTTTGCGTCACAATGAAAGTGAAATGATTAAATTTGCAAATGATGCGTTCGTTAATTTTTGGTCAAACAGGCGTAAGTGGTGGAATATACTCAGCAATTGGGCCATATTTACCAGCGGTAATGTCAGCAAACATGGCACGGCCATGTGACTCTACGTCATGCTGTGCAGCGGTAAATGGCAAAACTTCGTTACCAAACTGCGATGTTGTAATTTCGCAGTCGATCATTGTGTGTTCTGCATTTGACCAACGTGGGTTGGTTACGGATGTAAGTGTAGATTGCATGATTTATCTCTTAGGAAATTCTTAACCAAACAGCAGACCAAGCAGCATCTACTGCACCCATAAGTCGCCATGTCCCGGACGGGCCGGGAGTGCCAACAAAACCAGTCGGGCTAAGATATTCTAAAGAAGAGCCCGCTAAAGTTGTTCCCGGATTTAATTGCTGTCTTGGATTTGGACACAAATAAGCATAAGTACCAACTGCACCGACAAGAGCCCCTGCGGTTGCCGCAAGCACTTGGGCTGTTGTAGGAGCGGGTATTGTTACTGTAACTGCTCCTGTAAATCCGTTTACACTTGTCACGCCACCGTTCCCGGCAGTTGTTGCGCTTGTTGCTGTAGCAGCATTGCCAGTAATGTTGATAGCCCATGATCCTGAAGCACCTCCACCAGTAGGGCTTGGTACGTTTGTTCCAATTACAAGCCCAAGGTTTGTTCTTGCCGCCGCAGCAGTGGTTGCTCCAGTACCGCCGTTGGCAACAGGAACAGCGTTCACCAGACCATCGGTAGCATCAAGCTGTCCCGCAGTGTTCAGGTTGTTCGCAAGCTGCGAAAGGTTGTAAGCTTGTGTCATTTATGCGGCTCCATCTCGGGCAAAGGTTTGTTGATTCAAGAGAGTTGAATTGTTGTTGAATGCTGTCGTCAAAATGTAGTTTGCCGAACTAGCAGTGTAATCGTATGACGCACCTTGAGCAAGCAAAGCGCCGTTGGCGTAAATCTCCAATGATAAAGGATTGCTTACGAATGGGTAAGTTGTTTGACCTGCTGTAGAGTATGCCGTGACGTTCACTATGTTGGAAGCTGGTACGTTCAAGTTGTTTGGCGAATACAAAATAACGGTCATGTTTCCAGTCAAGGGGGCAGGGAATCCATCAATTGCTGCTCCAGTGATGTTGTAATCAATTTCGTTGATTTGAGAGCCGTTAACATAGATTGACTCGGCTCCGTTTTGAATCGCCCATGTTGTTGGCGTGTATGTCGTGGCGTTAGTCAAAGCAAATGTGTATCGGCTAAATGGCTTATAGTTTGAACCAGCAGCCCGAGCAATGAACACTTGACTTCCAGCAGTTGCGCCAGCAATGGTCGTGGTAAAGGTAATCACCTTTGTCGTGGTGTTGATGCTTTGTACTGTGTACTGCGTTGGTGGACTTGGCAACACAACGTCTGTGAACGTCAACTTGTCGCCCACGTTAACAACTTGCCAAGGCGCATTGCTGTATGTGATGGTGTTGCTGGTGCTGGATGCAATTGTCATGTTTGTCTGGACATACGATGCCGAGGTGCTGACGCCTCGCATATAGAAGACAGTGACAATTTCGCCAGCAGCGCAAGCGTTAGCCATTACCACCGTGGTTGATGTCTCGGAGTACTCTGTTGTGTCCAGCAGAATACCATTTCGGAAAACCAATATCCAGCCAACAGTGTGCGTGTTGCTAAATGTCGTTTGTGCAGCAGTGGCTGAGTAGACGGTTTCTGTGTAGAAGAATTGATCTTGCTCCAAGAACCCGACAACTCGGCCATAGACATCAACAGTCAACTTGGCTACGTCAAAAGATTTTGTGTAGATTCCAGCGCCAAAATTTAAGAACTGCTGCAAGTTAACTCGCATCTGTCCATCGGTGTTGTTTGTAATGGACAGGAATCCATCGTTTTGGTTTGAGCTAGAAAAGCCGTTAACAATTACTTGCCCAGTAGACTTGTCCAAGTCAATAAAACTCTGAACTCCACCAGTAGGGTCAACCAAACCAGACCAAACCGTTGAGTCGTACACAGATGTTTCTGTAGGCACAAAAGCACCGCCAAGATTGACGTAGCCAGCGTTGCCCACGTTAAAGCTGAATTTTCTGTTGCTGCGGTTTGCGTACAACAAATAATTTTGTAACGCTGCACCAAAGTTCACTGGCGACAAATACCATTTGTATAGCGTTGGGTCTGTACCACCGTTGGCCGATACGTTGTTGTAAAGGCCAAAATATGACTTGTTGCGAGGGTCATAACTAAAGCCAGACGTACCAGTGGCATTGTTTGCATAAGCAATTGCCAGCCATCTGTTTTCGTATTGGAATGTCAATGGCCTCCAGTTAAGGACGGACCAATCGCCTTGAGGCAGGTTTGCAATAGTAACAACACCCATAGGCCCGTTTGGTGCATATGGACTTCCAGAAGGGTTGATTGCTGTTGTCCCTGCAAAAAACCTTTGCACTTCAGTAGGTGATGAAAATGCAGAATAGTAAACTTCCGCATATTGAACGATACCATTTGCTGCCGCAACAACTGCAACATCAAAAGAAGGTATTGGAGACGATGGCAAGATATTTGTGACTGTTGGAGCGTACAGCGTACCAAATGTCAGTGGAGAGCCAATGCCCGTATTTGGTGATGGCGTGAACTGAGTTACAGGGATGTCATCGTAGACGGACGGGTTGTATTCCATCAATGTCAATGATGTAGTTAACTGTCCACCTTGCTCAAAGTTTTCAACGACTTGACTGACTCGGAATACTTTTGCAACCCAGCCATAGTTGGTGTTTGTCACGGTCACAAGATCGCCAGCCTCAAGCTGAAAGCCAGAGTAATTGATGGTCAGCTTGACCTGCAAATCTTCGCGTCCAGACTCAAGGAATCGGTTTGCCAAGTACTGCGCCCGAACGCTGTTGTTTACCAGAGGCAATGCGATTGATTGCTTGTTGACAGGTTCATTTGGGTACATCAAAGAAGGGTTCAAAACGGCCAAGTTGTATGTGGCTGTGTTGAAAGAATCATTGTCTGCGCCGTCAGGGAATTTGACTTCAGCAATGTTGTAGCTTGACACCATATCCAATGGCGTGACCTGAATGGACGAAATGATGTTTGAGTCATTTAAGGCCATCGCATACGAATATGAAGGCGACTGAACAATCACCCCCCAAAGACCCGTGATTTCGTTGTACTTCAGCAAGCAATCGCAACAAGTTGCCATTGATTGCAAGTTATTCATGATGGATTGATTTGTATCAAGAACACCATCAAATCGAAATCTTGCTTGAGTAGCCGTACCACCACCAGATGGCGTATATGTGTACAGACCAGCACTGTAGGTATTCAATGCCGCCAAGCTACCTGTGTCAACGCCAGCAACTGGAATTGCTGCGCCATATCTTGTTGATGTCAGGTAGTCGTAAAAACAATCACCGGGAGCGTGGCGGCTGTTGGTAAGTTGGAAGTTGGTTACCTGAAGACCAGTTAAGTTTGCCTCTGCGTTGTATGTAATTTTTAAAATTGCAAAAACGCAATTTGACATCAATTTTGTTGTGTCCCACTGGTAAGTCAACAAAGAATCTTGCATGACCTGAATGGCCGTCAAAGATGTATTGACCCCAGAGGAAGAGCCATTTCGATACAAGTACATGAACATCTTGCCATCGACATTTGTTTCTTGTACACCAGTTGATTCATCAAGCAATGCAACAATTCTAGTTGTATCAGTAACATCAAATATGCACTTCTTGCCACCGAAATAAATATCGCCAAACGTGAAAGTATCTGGAGTGCCGCCAGTCTCAGTGTTGGTTACTTCAGCAAGAGAAATAACATAGTACAAATTTTGATTGTCTTCGGTGATGCTCAAGTCGGTGATGATTCCACCAACATAAGCTGAACCGTAAATGACTGGAAGCTTGTTGTCGCCAGCAGGAGGAACTTGAGTTCTATTGCCGGGGTTTTCCGCGCCTGTGTTGATGTTTGGCGCAAAGGCTTTACTGATGATTGTTGAGGCAACAATGTTGATGGCAAAAGAAGCCATTGCGTAACCAGTAGCCCCAAGCGCAGCGGCTGCTAAGAGAGCATCACCAAAAACCGCTCCAAGTACAATTGATGCTGGCATATTAGATCACCCAAAATTCTTCAAGCTTTTGAAACCCATACCGACCGTAATCAAGGTTTGGACTGTTGACCATTTTACTGATAAAGAAGTTTGTCACACGCCCTTCCTCTTTCATCTTTATGGCCTCTTCAAGGTACTTTGCAAGCAAACGATAGCCTGATGTTCCGTTGCGACATTCTTGCTTCACAAAATAAGCAAACTCTGTCAAAAAGAAATGCTTGGGCGACCACAGACTTGGCATCACTCCAGCAATCAGAATCCCTTCAATTTGGTCAGTCTCAGCAATCAAAACAATTCCTTGACCTGCTATCAAATTAGAAAGCATTTGCGACACATACCTCTCGTCATCGGCATCAGACAAAAATCCATATGGCAGTTCAGCGCGATACTCCATAAGCAATTTATAGATTGTAGGAATGTCAAACGGCGATGCGTGACGAATGTTAGGACGCATTATTTCTTGACCTTAAAACCAATTTGTTTGGCACTGTCGGCGCTCTACCAAACGCATAGTTGATTGTAGAAATGAAGTTCACGCGATTCATTGATGTGTCGCCGGGGTTGACTGACTGCCATGAATTGTCATTGGTATAGCGCCCAGAAGTCCTGTTCTGCAAGATCAATTGAAAGCTGGATGCACTCAAGGTCACAGCACCAGCATATTGCCTTGCCTCTTCCATCCACTGTTCAGAGATTGAAAAAGAGTTGACGTAACCATTGAAGTACTGATAAAGCCCGTTGCCACCAGTGGCAAGTGTCCACGGAATTTCAGTCTCGGAATTATTCTTCCAATCCACCGTAAAAGAACTGTTGTTTATCCAGTTGGCATAGCTTAGTGTCAGAAGCTGATTGTTGTCATTGAAAAAACCATGCCACAACTGAATCCGCGAGCCTTTGATGTTTGAGCTAAGAACAAGTCCAAGCATCGCAGTGTCAATACCAACCAGTGTGATGGTTGTTTCATTGGCCGTGCTTTTAATGTCTCGCTGTGCCGAACTTACTTGAATAAGTTGACCAAGCGCCGTGAATGTCCCAACGCCAGCAACATTGATGGTGTAGGGTGCTGTTGAAAAATAATAAGTGCCTGAAGGCGTTGTCAACTTAAAGAAATCCGCATAGCGAATTACGTTTGTATTTACAACTGGCAAGATTTCGTTCATAGCACAACCTCAACGGCGCTAAATTGGCCGTCCCATTGGATAAAGCTGTCGTTTGTCATTGGAACCAGAGTGTAGGTTGGATACTCTCTCAACACAACAGGGAATGTCACGCCAGTGTACGCAGTTGCTCCAAGTATCACAGTTCCAAATTGACCAATAACAGCGGCTACAGGAGCCGTGACGGTGCTTAAAAGAGTGCGGTGGACAGGAATGCTAACTGTTGTCAAAGCGCCTCTGGTGACGTTTGCAGTGGCAATGTAGGAGTAGCGGCCAATCTGAATGAAGTCGCCAACCTTGACGATGAACGATCCAGCACTGATGGCCGGCAAAGAGCCAAGAACAATGGTCTTGTTGGCAGACGATGTTTGCACCTGACAAGCAATGATCTGAGCTTGAGTCATGTCGCCTTGATAGCGAATGTAGTTCAGCCAGCCAGTGGAGCCAAAATTCATGTACTGCTCTGTGATTCGATCAGCCTCTCGCAAGGTAGAAAGCACCCCACGGTTTTGCGAGTACAACAAATAATTCATTGGCCTGATGCCAAACTGAAATGGTTGGACCGTCAGAATTTCCGAGGTGCTGATTCGCATATTCCTCGACATCATCTGACCTGCAAACTTGTGGTCGTTGATGCTGACAGACTCAGCCACAGAAAGAATTGTTTGAAGACTCATAATTTATCCAATCTTTCACTTAGCTGATGCGGTACAGGATGAACGTGTTTGCCGCAGTACGCCGAATTCGGAAGTTGGCTGAAATGCCAGTGGCAATTGTCAAAGAGCCTAGCGATGTTACGCCTGTGTTGACAGCCATCGTGATTGTTCCAGAAGCAGTGTTGATAACGGTAAAGTCGTAGCCAAAATCAACACCTATCCACGGGACCAATGTTTCCATAGTCGTGCCAAGAGGCATTGTGACCGTGTATGTCGTGCCAGTTGTGTTGATGATCTGAGCTTGGATGTTTGCGTTGGTCAGTGTTGCGGCGGCGCTAATGGCCGCAGGTGCTGGCGCATCAACAACAATTGCTCCCGGAAACTGCGTGTTCCCAGACGAGTCAACAACCTGACGGATAGTGCCAGCGCCATCAGACAACACAATGTAGCCGCTGGCCGTGCGGATGTCCAAGCCACCAGAGTTGCCTTGGTAGCTGCCGACAACCACGTTGTTGCTGCCCGTAGTCATCAAAGCACCAGAGCTTGCTCCAAGGAACAGGTTTGTAGCGCCCGTTGTTACAGCAGTTCCTGCGTTGTAACCCAGAGCCGTGTTGCTGCCTCCTGTTGCCGCTGTGAGGGCCGCATAACCAACAGCCGTGCCGTTGCCAGCAGTCAGCACATCATCCAGCGCAAAGTAGCCAATCGCCACGTTGTTGCTGGTGGTGCTGTTGCCCCACAGAGCACGGCGACCAACAGCGGTGTTAAGTGACCCCGTGGTGTTGCTGGACATTGCAAGGTAACCGATGGCCGTGTTCTCTGCGCCAGAAGTGTTTGCGTTTAGAGAGGAAGTTCCAACAGCGGTGTTGTTGCCGCCAGTGACAGCTCCGTTCATTGATGATGCGCCAATAGCAATGTTATTGTCACCAGCAGTTGCAGAAGTAAGCGCAGCAGCGCCAATTGCAATGACGCTTGAAACGGTTTGCGCCGCGCCCAAAGCTCCGCTGCCAATAGCTACGTTACTTGCGCCAGTGGTGATGGCATCGGCAGCATTAGCGCCTACCGCCGTGTTGCCAGAGCCTGTCGTAGTCGCGCCCAAAGCAGCACCGCCAACAGCCGTATTGGTAGCCAAGTTAGCCAAGCCTCTACCTACGGTCATGCCATAGATAGTTGCGTTGCCGTTAACTGTGAATGTGGAACTGAATGTAGTCGCACCAGTGAATGTCTGCGCGGTGTTTGCAAGGGTTGCCAGTGTGCCTGTAATGTTTGGCAGCGTGTATTGCCGGGTGGTTGCAGTTGTGATGCCACTCATCACAAACTCAGCCTTCTTGGTGTTGTCAGTTGGGTCTTCTAGTCTGAAGGTGTAGTTGACCTCCATAGCCGTACCAGCAATGGTGAAGGCATTGTCGTAATACTGAAAGTTTGCATCCAAATTAGCAAGAGGAATTGCACTGGTTGCGGTAGCAAATGAATTTGGCACTGGCATGATTTGTCCTTAACGTGACACTGGAATGCTGCGGTTCGCGCTTTGATAAGCAGCAAACACGCCTTGTTTGTTTTTAGCCAAGAACTGAAGTCCCGACTGTGTATCAATGGCGCTCATGTTTTGAATGATCGGGCCATTGTAGTTAATCGTTTGACCGCCCATGCTGGACAAAGCATTGTTCGGGATAACTGTACCCGCTGTTCGTGGAACAAACAACTCAGGTCCACGCTCACCAATGATGTATGGCGTGTTGGCTTCTGCTGGACCACCTTCGGCCAAAAAGCCGCCTAAGTCCATGTTGCCAAAAGCCTTGCCAGTTCCAAAACCACCACCAGAAAAGCTACCAGCAAATGAGCTAAACAAGCCACGCAGCAACGACATGGCTTGCATCTTCATTTCAATTGCTATCAGGCTTTGTATGGTGCTACGAGCAAAGTCCTTCATGTTCAACTTGCCAGTCTTGACAAAGTTGTCAATTGCAGAACTCATGTTGCCCCAAACGGAATCAAAGACCTCCTGTGTGCGCTTCATGGAATCTTCCATCGTCACAAACATTTTTGCCATTTGCTCTTGGCGATCAATTTGGTCAAGATTGAATTGTTTGTCTGGACCTTCCTCGACTTCTTTGCGCTTTCTGGCGTACTCCAAAGAAATCTGAGCAAGACGCTGCTCTTTTTCTGTGGCGTAAATTAACTTGTACTTCAAATCAAGGGATTCCTTTTGGTATTCCATGTCCTTTGTTCTGGATTGATTGCTAGTGCGAATTGTTTGGCGTCTGTTTTCTTCGGCAACTTCGGCATCTGTTTTTTCTTTTTCTGTTCTTAAAAATTCTTCGTATTCAGACATCATTGTCTTGTTGCGAATCTGCCGCACCTTTTCCGCAGTTTCAGCGGAAATTGCAATTTCTTTGCTTTTGAAAATTGCAAGGTTTTGAGAAGTAGCACGACCATCTTCTTGACGGTTCTTCTCATTCATTTCTCTGCGAGCATCCTCCAGCTTTTTGGCTGCTTCAAGCTCAAGCATTTGTATTTCATTCAAGCCTTGCTTGGCAACTGCAAATTTGGCTTCTGCTTCAGCCTTGGCAACTTCATCTGCTTTGCTCTTGAGCATTCCTTTGTACTTGTCGTACTCGTCAATTTTCTCTTTGGCACTTCCAACAGCTTTTGATGCAGTAGACCTGTTTTGAAGACGTTGAATTTCTAGCAAGTTTTCTTTGCTTGCTTGCAAGGACGCCAATGTTTTGCGCCAGCCTCTTGCAAAAACAGTGTCTTCCTCTTCTGATGTTCCAGAAAGTTTTTGCTTGATGTCAGAAATTTGCTTATCAAGAGCATCAAGAGTTTGAGATTGAGTAGGGCCAGTCAAGAACTCCTTGAACTTTTCCCAATAGTTGCTCATTGCAGTCGTGACTGTCTTCCACGCACCCTCAAGAAAACCAAGCTCACGGCGTTGCTGTGCAAGTTTCGTATTCAGGGCAACAGCCACAACCTGCGCGGCCTCTTGCTTTTTATTCGCCTTCTCCAATGCTTCAATCTGCTTGTATTGCTCAAGCGTCAAAAAATTCATTTCCTTGTTAAGCGACTTGGCCCCTTCAGCCGTTCCACTTAATCCACCCTTGAGTTTTTGTGCTGCCTCTGTAGCAGATACACCTGCAATTTGCGAATAGGTGATGATTGCCTGAGTCACTGCGTTTATTGATTCGCCAGTGAATTGACCAGACGAAATCACGGCCATCAATGCTTCCTTGGTTGTGCCAAGGCTTGCATTGGTTGCGCCGCTTAATGTGTTTGCCAGCTTTTGGAAAGACGCTTCAGTGACCCCTGAATAATTGCCAGTCAACGTAAGAGCATCGCGCAACTTATCCAAATCATCTGCTGCTTGATATGCTGCAATGGCAACACTCCCCAAGCCAACTGCAACAGCGCCAAGGCCAACAGTGAATGGCGTGAACAATGTGCCGATTGCTCGGAACATATTTCCAATACCGCCCATCACATCTTTCAATTGACCACCTTGCTGCAAGATGGCAATGAACGGGCTTTGACCTGATGCGATCTGCGTCACCAAGTCAGTTGTTTGATAGGTCAACTGAATCTTTTGCTGCTCGTTCATCTTGAACTGAGCATTAGTAGCGTTCTTGGCAGATGAAGCAATCTTGTCGTAAGCAGCCGCTTGCTGCAACAACCTGTCCTTCATGTCCTTCGTGGCATTCATAAACCTGCCAGAAGTAACCTCGCGCTGGATCAACTCTACCTTTGTAAGAGCTTTGCCGTAGTCATCTGTTGCATGAGCCAATGCCTTCAACTCACCAGCAGCAGCGTTGGTATCCCTGCGAATGGCGTTTTTCAGCTTGGCGTTTTCTGAGATGGCCTTATCAATAGATGCCGTAAATTCAGCAGTATCCAGACCAAGGACAACACCAAGTCGGGCAATGTTTTGTGATGACATTATTTCTTCCTTCGCGCCAGTTTCTTGGCGTATTCAGGGATTCTGACCGCCAACTGAGATTTTAGTTCAGTAAGCACTGTTTGAGAGTTTTCTTGCAGTGCAGGGCGCAAGAATGGGTTAGCCCCCATCCTAGATGTGCCAAACTCGTTTGCAAGCGATACAGCACTCTTTTTGACCGATACAACAGCAATAGCTGCGTCAGTCTCGTTGACGTAATCGCTGCGCTTGTCCTTCTCGCTTGGGATACGAGCATCCAAGCGGATCGTGTCTCTCATGTGGATGGGGTTTTTGTCGTCCCGTGGCTTTTCGCCAACTGGCGCTTTGGTCTTGGCCGAGTTCAGCACAGACTCCATTGCTGCTTTGGCTGACGGAACAAGTGTATTTCGAGCAACTAAGTCACCCCTGAACCCTTCAGCCATTTCTCTCAACTGCTGCTCAAATTCGGCAAACCCTTCCAGCTTGAAAGATTTGCTTTGCGGGTTGTAGGCCATTTCAAACTTTCAAGAATGCCTCCGAGCCGGGTCTAGTCGCAATGAAACTCAGCAGTTGCTGGTTGACTTGTTCTTGCTGCTGTTTCTCGGTCAAAGGCGGGACGATGTAATCATGCGTTGACGGCAAAACATCCTTCATGCGGAATGGCGCTGCCGTCTTCTGAATTTTCGAGTTTAAGTTGCCCGTGGTCAAGGAACTTAGCGCAAGCAGCATCGCTTTGTTCCCAATCATCCCATCGCTCAACATAATCTCTATGTTTATCAAGTCGTCCACTGGAACATCGTCAGGACACCCACCGTGAGCGTAAATGTACGCTCTGGCCTGTGAGTGAGCGTCCTGAATCAGTTTTTTCGAGAGTCCTTGTAGCCGGGTTGAATCGACTCAGTAATCTTTGCGATCATCTCAAGCTGAACTGCCATCGGCCACTCAGCGTCAATGTCTTCGTAGGTGATGTCATCAAGAGTGCCGACTTCTGGCACAAGCAACCTGATGAATTGGACCATCCGATTTTCCATCATGATGATCTTCTTGACCAAATCCTTTGTGGATCGGCCTTCGATAATCACATCGTCCTCGGTGATTTCAATGCCTTCAATCACAGTTCCCGTGCGGAAGCTGGCAGACATTTTCTCGTAACGAGTTTGCAGGTCTTCGGGGTTGATTTTTTCGATTGCTTCTTCAATCTGTTCCATCTCTTTGGTCAAAGGGATACGAACTTTGAAGACATGACCACCAAGCTCGAATGTCTTGGTGCGTAGATGTGCTTTTTGATAGCTGTCGCCAAAAGCGGATTGAATGCGTGACATGGTTTTTTCCTTATCGTGTCGTTTTGATGATCTTGTGGTAGATGGACTCGTTCAGACTCATGGCGTAATCCACCACTTCGTCTGGAGTCATTTTGTCAGCATGGTTTCTTGCAATGTCATGTGCAAGAGCAATTGCTGTAATTCTCTGTTGCTGAAACCCAAACCAATTCTTGGAGGAATCGGATTGGGCTACAAGAAAGTTTAGGAGGTCATTGCTGTCTTTTACTATCATTTCTTTTACTCTGTTGTGTCTGGTGCAACCTCTGGGGCAACTTCTTCAATGACCACCACGGGTGCGGTCACGTTGTATTTTTTCAGCAGGGCCAAAGCAATGGCTTCTGCTGTGTCTGGCTCGGCAGTGGCTTCTGCAAGCTCACCAGCGTCAACCTCCAAGCCACGGGCAACAAGATTGATGTCGCCGTAGCTGGTCACAATCGCTTCAATTGCGTCAGTGAGTGTCATCAGTTGTTCGACCAGCCGTACTGGTTGCCCCGTGGATGAATCGTGAACATGCACTTAGCTTCAGCGCCGGGTTGTGCGTCAATTTGGAACTGACCCACGCGACCGTTGAAGGCATAAGCGACAGTGTTTGTGCCTTCCACTGCTGCGACCACAAAAGTGCGATCCACAACACCAGAATAAGCATCAGAACGAATCTGAAGCAATGCAGTATTAGATGGGTCCCAAGCAGATGTAATGGTCAGGCTAGTAGGAGCCGCTTGCACTGGCATCTTGTCGCTTTGACGCGAACCAGCAACACTGAAGTTTGCCATTGCGTCATCCATGCCAAACGCAGGGATGGCCTCAACAGGCACAGCAACACCAACAGTGCCAGTGCCGTTGGCAACAGTGCCAACAATGGTGGTCACTTGCGCCAGCCACACAGACAAGTTTGCCGTGGTCAATGGAGTTGGGGTTGCAGCCGACTGCATCCACAGCGAGGTGCTAAAACCGGGAAGAACTTTTGCAGGAATAGCCATGATGACTCCTTATGCGTTGTTGGACCAGCCGAACTGATTGCCGCGAGGATGGATTGTGAAAATGCACTTCGCTTCAGCACCGGGTTGGGCATCAATCTGGAACTGGCCTACACGACCGTTAAAGGCGTAGTAAACAATGTTCGCACCATCTTCTGCCTCAACCACAAATGTGCGGTCAATTACGCCAGAATAGGCATCTGCTCGCATCAACAGCAAGTTGGTGTCAGCAGGGTTCCATGCGGCAGTAACTGTCAAACTGGTAGGAGCAGCTTGGACCGGGATTTTGTCAGATTGACGCGAACCAGCCACGCTGTAACTGGCAACAGCATCATCCATGCCAAAGGCAGGAACAGCTTGCACAGGCAGCAAGTTTCCAGTAACCGCAAGAGGCGAAACGCTTGCAACCAAAGACAACTGAGCAATTGTCAAAGGAGTTGGAGTAGCACCCGGCTGTGCGTACAGTGCCGCGCTAAAACCGGGAAGAATTTTGTTTGGTAAAGCCATTTTGAGTATCCTTCAAAAGTTGAACAATTGTCTTGTATTACGCAGGAATGTCAATGGTGCAGTCTAAAAAGATTTGCCCCATTTTTTCCTCATCGTTATAACTGTTATACAGCCACATGACATCAGCTTTGGAGATGTAAAACCCTTCAGCCGGGCTTCCCAAAATCCCGCTATACCCATGCAAGGCTTGCAGAATCTGATTTGAGATTGTAAATCCATCTTCAATCTGCTGAGTGAAAATAGAAATCTGGAAAACAGGACGGTCGATGCCTTTGTTGTTTTGCTGCGGTCCCGTATATACAGGCTGATGCACATTACGCAGCATCCAAGTAATGAACTTGGGCTGTGTCGCAAAGTTGCGGTTAAAAGCCGCATACACAGGCACAGGCGTGACAATGTTAGCCAGTTGGTACTGGATGGCTTTGCCGTAAACAACAGGGTTGAGTTGAGTTGCCATTACACCGCCGTAACTGGATCAGAGCGATAACACATGAAAGTAACATTCATCCTGTCATCAGACTCACGCACATTATCAATACGCCAATCTTTGCCGCGCCACGTAATCGAATAGAGGTTTTGGTTATCCACTATCGTCTTCATGTTTGGCGTGTAGTTCAGCGTGAAGTTGGTCATGTCTTGATACAGACGATACTTGTCAGCGATTTTCAGGCTGTTTGCAACATCATGAACTCTTGCCCGAGTCGAGAACCACAATGCCTGAACTGTCGCAGACTCACCAAAATCTGACTTGGTGAAAGTCAGGTTGTTGACGTTGATGTTTTCAAAACGAGCAATTGACATTTACATCACCAATGGCTTGTAGCTTCTCAGCAGCGTTGTTACCCCAAATGGGATGTCCTTCAGCTTTGTCTCTGTCGCGTTGGCGCGGTTGTTATACAAGTGCGTCATCAGCAGCAATCCCGCTTGTTTGATGACCTTGTACGATGCCAGTGGGTTTGCCACGGTTGAGTACTCCACGATGATTGGAGCAGTCATTACTGTGTTCACATCAGTTGGCAAATTGTTAACCACCACTTTGTTGCCAGAGGCATCGTAGTAATAGCTTGTGTTTACCAAAGTCTGAAACACTGGAGGGAACGCATCATTCCAATAACCCACGGAGCCAATCGTGACACCCGGCAGGTTTGCCGTTGCGTTCTGGCTCACCTCTGGCAAGTCAAGGCTGATAGGTGACGCTACAAGGCTTTCAGAGCCGTACCAGACGCGATAAGTCACAGGGAAGATGGACATACCCAAGTAATCTTCAATCGCCTGTCTGGTGGCGATTTCAAGCATCGTCAGGTATGTGTCCTGACTGGTGTCATCAAACAAGTTGATTTGATTTCTGACTTCAGTCAGTGTCAACCAAGCAGAAGAACTATCACGGGCAATCTGCTCAACTTTTGCATAGTTGAACGGATTGCGCGTTTGTGCGCCAAATGGAGCAGCGTATTGATAGTTATCAAAGCTCATGTTTAAGTCTCGATAGAACGAACACCAGCAAAAACGTCACGCACAGTGCTTACCATGCGCTTTTCAGCATACATGGTCACAAAACCGGGCGTTGTCTGTTCCATTGCCTGAACGGTCATTTCTTCCACATCAGCGATGGTCATGAAACGAGGCCAGTTTGCAAGGTACATCGACTTGCAGCCAACAGTGCCAGTTGCGTCCAAGTATGGGTTTGGAATCACAGGGAAACCAAACACATGGAGCAGTGAACCAGCTTCAGCGGAGCCAACGTCAATGAACGAGTAGCCGCCACCACCGTGAGCATAGTTACGCAACGTCTGGATGGCTGTTGGGTGCATCATCCAAGCAGTACCGGGCATAGACCAGTATTGCGCTGGCAAGGCATTCGCCATAGCAGACAAGGTTTCAGCCTCAAGGCCACCAGTGTTGTTGTAACCAACGGTAGCCAAGGTGTGCAAGCCGTTTGTGATGGCTGTGCCGCTTGTACCAAAAGCAGCAGTTGCACCAGCAGCGCCGGGGTAGCTGTTCAGGCCACGCAAGCCGTCAGTGCCACCAGTCGATGTGGTGGTCGAACCCGCTTGGTCATTGTTCAGGCCGCACGATGCGCCTTCAAGCTGTGCAAATTCCATCATCAGGTCTTCAACCAACTCGTCTTGCAGACCGTTGACATCAGACAGCACAGCCGAGCGAACAGGCATTTGTGCGGTAATCACGCGAGTTGGCAATTGCCAAATGCTTGTGTTGATGTTTGGAGAACCACTGTTGGGGGTGATTGTGTAGCCCCAAGGGTTTGTGCTGTTGGCAGCGTTACCAGTCTTGGCAACAAACTGAACAGCGGAATTACCGGGGACTTTGATGTTTCGTGCGCCTTGGCGAAACGGGTTGGCATATCGCAAAGCAGCAAATGCCTCATCAAAGTGAGTGCGACCACCGACATTCAAGCCTGAACCAGTGATGGCAGATGCCTCGCGCAAGTCAATCGTGACTCTATCGCCAGTTTCCAAAGTTTGCTTAATTCCAGTCAGGATGCGTTCGGTAATGGTCATAACAGTTCCTAAATTATTGGCACAAAAAGGAGGGGCAGTTACGCCCCTCCGTTTTATCAGGTAGCTGTACCTGTCGAGCGATAGCGCACCAGTGCGTTTGGATCGCGAACCGATGTTGCCAGACGCTTCTCACCAAAGAAGGTGATGAAACCGGGCAATGTCTGGTCGTAGCGGCGCATAACCATGTTCAAACGATCAATGATGGTGTGACCACGGCTCCAGTCACCAAAGTACATTGGGTACAGGCTGTTAGTGCCAGCAGTGCCAGTTGTAGCTTGGCTTGGGTTGTCCAAGTACTTGTTCATCACCACATCAAAGCCGAGCATTTGACCAATGATGCCATCGGGGTTCAACGACTCAGTAGAGTTGAAGATTGGACGGCCATTGGTGTCTTGCAGACCACGGATGGCTTGAGCCAAGATTGGGCTGACCATGAACTTGGCGTTGGTGGTCCAATACTGCTGTGGCAAAGCGTAGATCGTGTTGATAACGTCTTTGTACTGGATGTTGTTAGCACCCACAGTGTTGGCGTTGGTGGTGATCTGGTCGTAAGTAGCCAGCGAGTGCAGACCGCTTGTAGAGCCAGTGCCAGAAGTGCCAAAGGCAGCAACAGACGATGTACCACCAGTGTAGGTAGCGTTAGAACCAGCGTACTGATCCAGACCACGCAGACCGTTTGTGCCACCGTAGGGGTTGCTCACGGATTGTGCGGCTTGGTCGTTGTTCTGGATCATCGACAGGGCTTCGCTCTGAGCGAACGAGGCCAACATATCGTCAACCACAACAGCTTCCAGACCATCAATGTCGTCCAGAGCAGCGGTACGGATTGGGAACTGCACGTTCAAGTCTTGCAGAACCAATTGCCAGATGCTGGTGTCTTCAGTGGTGGCTGCGCCGTTGTTCTGGATCGCATAGCCCCATGCTTCACCGGGGTTGCCCGTGCGCACGCGAAACTGGTACGAGGAACCGTCAGTAGCCACAGTGCGCGAGATGCCACGCATTGGGTTCATCAGACGCAGAGCAGTGAAAGTTGGATCGTAGCCAGTACGACCACCCTTGCCATCACCGCCAGCGGTCAAAGCAGAGGCTTCTTTCAGGTACGCATCCATTTGGCTTTCGTCTGCAAAGATTTGCAGTTCTTTTTCCAAGCGGCTGTTGCCTTTGTAGAACTGGCTCAGTTGCTCACGCACCGAACGGTTCACATCTTGACGAACAGTCTTCGCAGGAGCGCGAATGAACTCAGGCATCTGGATAGAAGCAACTTTGGCTTCCAGAGCAGCAACCTTTTCGGCCATTTCAGCTTTGACAGCCTCAACAGCAGCGGGGATTTTTGCTTCAACAGCAGCAACGGCATCGGCTTGTTTAGCTTCGATGGCGTCCAATTTTTCGATGATTTCTTTAGACATGATTCAACCTTTAAGTCGTTTGTCGAGGAGTTTAAGAAGTTCACGTTGCTCAAGAGCCGCGAGAATTTCTGCTTCGGTTGCCTCCGCATCAGAATCACTCTGAGTTGGCGCATTTTCAATAGGCACTTCAACAGCATCACGCTGTTCAATCACCGTCTTGAACACAGATGCGGCGGCAACCGACATCTGCTTGGACAGACCTGCATCCCGCAGGGCTTCTTCCAATACTTTCAAATCAGCAGAACCATCAGCACGGAAATACTCCAGCTTCTTGATTTCTGCCTTCATGTTATTTGGGTGCATGACCACGCTGGTTTCACGCAGACCACCTTTGGTAATTTGGAAATAACCAGACTCATATGGGTCATCAGAACCAATGGTCATTGCTTCGCCATCTTCCTTGACCCACTGATATTCTTCAGCATAAGCGCCAACAGAAACCCCACCAAACATATTGGGGGATTCCTTCATCACTTGGTAAAGATCAGAACCAGTTGTGGTGTTGAGATACAGGCGACCAGAAGCGTTCATGCCTTCGTCATCCATTTCAATGCTTGTCCACTCACCAACAGGGATGGCATCAGCATTGTGGTTGACATACATGGGCAGTGGCCGACCAGATGCGGCAAACTCTTTGGCCCATTGCATAAAGCCTTCTGGCTTGTAGAAGAATTTACGACCATCTTGACCTTCTCTTGGTCCCCAAGTCGTAATGCGAGCTTCAATCTGTCCAGACGGTTCGCCGTTGTCGGCTTTCTCGTTGAGATTCAGCTTGGCTTCGCAGATTAGATTCAATGTCTTCATTGATTGCCCCTAAAGCAATGGATTGGTTATTGTCCTGTATTTTAGGGGGTTGCCCTAATAGTACAGGCAACTTTTTGGTAGGCCGCTTGACCTGTTTGGCTAATGCTAACAGATATTGTGTATCAGTACGCATTTTTAATCAAGTCTTCGAGCCAATGTTCATTTTCTTGGTTTGGTTTCCACCACCGCCACCAGTATCTTGGGCACTTGAGCCGGGCACAGGTTCAGCAGGTTTGGCATCCTTGACCAACTCATCACCACCTTCCATAGAAGGCAGATTCATGTAGTTACGGGCTTCGTTGGGTGTCATTATTCCACCTTTTACGCCAGCAGTCGCAAAGTTCATCTGGTCCAGCGGCGCACCCTTCAGGAAATCCTTGGTATCAAACTCAACACACAAAGAAGGGTAACCCTCCAGCAAATGCTGCGTCAACTTCTGTTGGATGTTGACGATTGTGGGATACATGGTGGTCTTGTAGAACTCGTCCAAAGCCGTTTGGCTGTTGTTGAACTTTCCGTCATGGATGCCAATCATGGAAGGCGGCACACCAAACAAACCGCAGATGCGGCGCATAGTCTGCAACTTCAAAGCGGCAGCATCAGCGTCTTGCAGCGTCAGCATTTCCACAGTCTGGTACTTCATGCCTTGGTCAAGCAGCATACCCTGACCCGGCTTGCTTGGATCGCTGGCTTTGCTGCCTGTCATGTTGTTCCACGCCTCTTTCAGACGGGCTGCAATCTCTTTGTACTTGCCGTCAGGAATGACCTGATCCGTCACAAACATGCCAGAGGGCTTCGCACCGTTCTGCATGACAAAGTTGGCGTACAGGTCGATGTCTTGGTCAAGGCCGACCAGTTCAGTCGCCAAGATTGCCTTGTTGAAACCAGCAGAACCCTGCCACGCCATTTCCTTGCCGTGCATGACTTGGAAATACTTGAACTCATGGTCCTTGTTGAAACCATAGCTTGGCGTAGACAGTCGGAATGTCGGATAACGGGTAGGCGTGATGTTCACCGCAATCAGCGTTGAATCCAGCACATACATTTCCAGCGGAGTTTCGGTGGAACTGTTCTGGTCTTTCCTCCACCACAAGGTAAAGGCTTCGCCAGACAACTCGTACCACATCAGCCACTGATACCAGAACTCATACTTGCTCTGGAAGTTGTTGGGATTGCCCAGCAGCTTGGCAACTTGCTTGGCTTTGGCCCTATCTCGCGCACCAACACCTTCACCACGGATGGCATCAACGGTTTTGCCGTCTGCTGTCTCGCAGCAAATCTTGATTGGCAACTGCGCCAAAGCCCGAGCCTTGACACCCACACACGACATGATTGTGCTGTTTCTGGTCAAAACAGACATGTCCACAGGGCGACCTGCGGTAGTTGTGCTGGCAGTCGTTACATAGAGGATTTGGGTGTTAACACCAGCACGTTTGTCACTGCCCTGATAAACAATGTTGTTGCCCAAAGCCGTTTGGCCGAACAATGTATTGCTCTCAGACTGAGTGTTTTTACGCTTGAAAATGTCAAGAATTGCCATGATTTCCCCTCAATTTCCTACACTTTACCACTCCAACGACCTAAAGCCAAATGATTCGCTGACAAATACGTTATCCAAATGGCAGTGCAAGGCCATAATCATCGCAATAATGCCGTCAACCTTGGCGCTTGGGTCGGCTTCGTTCTTGCGGACCTTTACGTTTCCGTTCACATCAATGTAAACCTCGCAGTTTCCAAGCTGCCATCCCACAAAAGGGTTGCCTTCGTGCTTGATGGCCTTCTTCAGGATAAGCTGCTCAGTGGTCTTTGACGGGTTCGACAACACAGCCATGCCCTGACCAACTTTCTTCACAGGCAAGCCGTCAGCGTACAGGTTCGCCACCAAAGCAGCGGCGTTGTACGGGTCATAGCCGATTTCTTTGACATCAAACTTCTCGCACTGCTGCTTGATGAACGATTCAATCTCGTTGAGGTCCGTCACGTTGCCGGGTGTCAGCCGCAGAATGCCAGACCTGTGCGCTTCCATGTAAACAGACTTGTAATGGTTTGGCACAAAGTCCAAAGATTCCTCCGGCAAGAAGAATTGGAACTGAGCATAGAAATCTTCTTCGGCATATCGGTGCAAAGTCACCACCGCATTCAAGTCACGGGTGTGCGCCAAGTCAAAGCCAATAAAAGTGGACTCTGGCTTGTCAGTTGGTATCTTGTCCACAGACTGACCGAAACCCCAAGCATGGGATTTGCTTTGCCCCAGACAGCAGGATCAGCCCAATTATCTCCGGGGTCGATGCTATAAAGAAGACCAAACCAGCGATGGCTGTCAGCAGCAGCGCCACGCAGCACGTTGCGAAAGTGAGACAAGTCCTCATAGAACTTGGTTTCCTTGGTGAAGCTGGCAGTTGTCAGGTACATCCGCAGCGGGTTCTTTCGAGCGCCCATACCCGAGTGCAACACTTCAATGGACTGCCTCTCAGTAATCTGAGCAGCCTCGTCAATCATGGCGCAAGACGGGTTCTTGCCGTCACCAGTCTTCCTGTTTTCCCGTGACAGCGCCCGGTAAGTGGAAGTCGAGTCGCCAGCCTTTTTCAGTTCGCTACGGTAAGCAATGAACTTGGCTCCCAACTCAGGCTTCATCGCCTCAACAATCGCCTTGGACGAATCAAAGCAAATACTCGCCTGATCCCTGTTGGTAGCCAGAGTAAACACTTCAGCGCCAGCATCACCAAACTGCAACTCATACAGCGCAATGATGGACGCAATGGTTGTCTTGCCAGACTTTCGAGGCACGAACAAAATGACATCAGTGACATAGCGATATGTGTGGTCTTTCCTGTCCCTGAACCCGTAGATAGCCGCCAAGTACATGACCTGAAACGGCTGAAGCTCAATGGATTTCCCGGCATCCGGGCCTTTGACATGGCGACAGAACTTGACGAATTTGAGGATGTGTTCAGCCTTGGCAGGGACAAACTCGTAAGGCGCATCCTTACGTTCGACCATATCCAAGAACCGTTGGCAAGCTAGTTTGACATCTTCACACGCCTGAATGTCACCCCTAGTTACCGCTACCGCATACTCAAACGCAGGGTTAAGCAGTGGCGAATAGCTCATCTACGTCACTCACTTTTGCCTTCAACTTTGGACGGCCACGGGCAACCAAGCCCAACTCGGCCAGCATCTTGATAGCCTTGTCGGCCATCTCAGTGCGAATCTTGAACCAAGGGCTTGCCGCCTCACCAGAGTTATATTGATACAAATGTCCCATTTCTCGGATGTTTATTTCAGCGGTCAGCAAACTGTCTACAGTAATAACCAACGAACCAACCAACAGTTCGTCAGATGCCGTGAGTGTGCCTGTCGATGCTTCGACTTCAGCACGAATGGCAGTTTCAAACGCAGCCCTGTCCCAAGTGGAAGGATCGTTTAAGTAGCCAAGAATATGCCTAGCTTTTTTTGTCATACATTCCTCTTGTTAGATGGTGCATCCTATATGCAATTTTCTTTTTGCGAAAATATAGGCTTCGTGAGCTTGCTCAACTGTGTCAAAGTAACCAATGTGACGCTGTTTTCCTTCTGTAGTAATAACAGCCCTCCATTTCCTATGATTCTTTTCTCTTGAAACCCCAAGGACACCGCAAGATTTGTTGTGACTTGGCGCAGCTTTTTGATTTTCCATATTGACCATAGTACTGACATCTCGCAAATTTTCAATACGGTTGTCAGTCACAACACCATTGATGTGGTCAATGTAATGTTTGGGCCACTCGCCATAAACATACAGCCAAGCAAGCCTATGCCCTCTATAAACAGAACCATCAACGCCAATTAACACATAGCCTTTAATTGATGGCGAACCAGCAACATCGCCAACGTGAACCCTTTTGCTGTTTGCAATCTTCCATTTGAACAATCCAGTTTCAGGGTCATAGTCAAGCAATTGCTTCAATCTGTTTTGCGTAAGATTTGAATTCATATTTACCTCTCATGCTAAATATACCAGAAATACCAAGTTCTTACACCCCCCTCTGACTTTGTATTCCTACGCACATGAC